CAAAAATCCGCTGGTTGAGACTTGAAGTGATGTCGTTGCCTCTAGTGTTGTGAATTTGCCAGTATTTGGCGTGGTGCTACCAATCGCCGAAGGGCTGGCCAAATCCACGCTACTCCCGCCTCCGCCGCCGAAGAAGCCCATGACTAAAACGCCTCCGGTGTTTTAGCAGATAGGAGATAGCAGATAGAAAATAGGGCAATCACGGCGATCAACCCTCGATCACGCAAAAATTGGAACTGGTAACGCCGGAAAGCCACCACACCCCGCCGGTAGGGCAAAAGGCGTCAAAGGTTAGCCCGGCCCCAGCCGTCAGCTGAATGCCTTGGGTGGTGGTGGGGGCAAAGCCGATCCCGATGGTGACGGTGCTGGTGGCGATATTTTGGACGAGGAGATATTTGCGGGAGGCGTTAGTCACCGCACTAGTCAGTTGGGCGGTGTTGGCCGTGGTGACGGAGCCAAACCTAGTGGTCAGTGCGCCGGAGGGCATGGCTCCTACTGTGACCGTGCCGGAGATGGCTGGCAGAGATCCCACGGTGACGGTTGTATTTACAGCAGTTACCCAAAGGGGGTTTGTATTAGAAATAGGGTCATTAGACGGCCCACTTGATTGCTTTAATTGAACTGCAAGATTCCCAGACCCCGAATCGAGAGGCAATGGAACTATAGTTCCATTTCTTGAACCAGCCGCCAAAATTGCTCCGCTACCCACAGATACAGATGCAAATCCACTCACCGTGACCGTGCCGGAGATGGCTGGAAGAGATCCAACGCTGACAGAGCCGGTGACGACGGTCCGCCCGGAGCTGTCTACATTGATGGCGCGGAAGTTTGTGCCGTCCGATCCGCCGTAGAGATTGCCGTAGCTGGGCACCGCGGCCCCCAGCGTGGTGGCGGAGGACAGCGTGACGTTGAGCCGAGCCGTCCCGCCGATGGTGGTGGTGGAAAGCGAGACGGGGAGAGAGCCGATGGTGACGGAATTGCCAACCGTGACCGTGCCGGAGATTGGAAATGGAGATACTCCAAAAATGTTGTTAGCCGTATCTTTTATATGAACGGCAATAACATTAGGGGCAACTGTTTCGTCATAATTTTCAACCGTACTGTTCAGAAGTGAAGTTGCCGTGACCGTGCCGGAGATGGTGACGGTGTTGCCCACCGTCACCGTGGAAGGGGGCAGGCTGGAGGTGGAAAAGCCGGCAATGGTGACCGCACTACCGATGGTGACGTTGCCCACGGTGACGGTGACGCTCTCCAGGGCCGCCAGGCTGTTGGCATCCAGCGCCACGGTGCCGGTGACGGACTGGACGGAGGCCTGGTCATCATAAAAAATGACCAGCGGGCTGGTGGTGGTAAGCCCGGCGGTGGAGGCGTTCAGCGTGACGCGTGTGTCCACGCCAGCCACCACGGATCCGGTGACGCTGGCAAAGTTGTACATCGTTCGCCCCACCTGCGGCGCCACGATAAGAAGGAGCTGATCGGCATCAATGTTGAGGCCGGAAAGGGTCACCACATTGGTCGTGGGGCTATAGATGTAGTTGGAGACAATCTGCTTCATGGCTTTATTTGAATGACTTGTCAGCCAAGGGCGATGGCGTAGGCAATAGCCTCTCCAGCTGAAAGTGCCCCGATACTGGAAGGACTGACGGGGTCGGTCCCACCGGCGGCATGACTGGAGGCATGGGCTCCCGGAGTGGCTCCAGCGGTGCTTAATATCCCGCTGGCCACAGTAACGGAGGCAGGGCCGGCAATAGTGGTGACAACGGGGGCGCTCATTCGGTGACCTCGCCGCTGACGGTCACGTTTCCGTTCAGCAGCCGCACCTTGGTCCCGCCGCTGGTGGTCAGCAGCAGATCCCATTTGCCGCCGGAAAGCGGCAGGGAGCTGGCGGTGGCGGCATTCAGCGCAAGATCCAGCCGGCCGGTCACGCCAGTGGCAGTGACAACCGAAAAGCTGGCCAAGAGGCTGCCGTTGTAGGTATCGCGAATCTGAGCAGCGGCGGCGGCGCCGGCCAAGCTGTAGGTGGATCCATTGGCATCCTGCACGGAGACCTGCAGGGCGAGATCCACGCCCTGTTCAACGGTAAGATGATACACACCTGCGCCCACGGCGTAAAAAGGATGTCAAAGAGGCATGCCTGTTTCCGTGTCCCAGGTACCCCCGTAAGACCAATATGAAATTGGCTCTATATTGAAATTGGAATAAATTTGATAGAAGCTTCCTGGGTCTAAGCCGGAAGATGCTTGCCAAAGGGGAAAGCTATAAGAATATGGCCCTGCACCGATTGTAATTTCCATTTGCGGCTCATTAAATAGAGAGCCGCCAAATTCAATAGCATCGTCGTTGCCTTCTGCATTTTGGCTAAAAGTGCCTCCTCCATAAACCCTATACCCATCAATAACTCCGCAGATGGGTGCCGGATCAATAAAATTCCAAAATAAAGAAAAGCCACATCCCTCCCATCCCTGGTCATTTTCCAATTCCCATGTGGGCTCACAAACCAAGTCCTCTTCCCTTTGGGCTGTGCTTCCAAAAATAAAGTTATAAGTAACTGGTTCTTGGCCGGGAGGATCTGTCTGGGTGACATCAATAGAGACTTTCCAACGCCTTGGAACCCAGTAGGCATACATGGCCGACGCCAAAGACATTGTATTAATCGTGTAGGCATTCTCCCCAACTGCATCAATGCAAGTGCTTCCAAATGCAGGACATTGTGGGAACAGCTTGGGATGGATGACTTTGCCCATGGATAGAAATTCTTTGGGCTTTTTATGCCAATATAAAAATTAAGGATCTCTGTGTTTTTGCCTAAATTTGAACATCTCGCCGAACAGCAGCCTGGATCTGCAGCAGCGTAACTTTTCGCGAGCTTTCGGTCATTTCCACTTCCAACAGGCCAGTGCATGTATTAGCTGAAGTTTCCACAAACAGCTGCTGAAGATCGACGCCGGAAAAGGTGACGGTTCCCTCGTACCATCTGGCGTAGCGCACGCCGGCGGCATCCAGCGTGACCGCGGTGCTTACGTTGGTCAGGGCCAACGCGTTCACAAAGCTGACAATGTGGCCGGATTCCACGCCGGAGGGTTGCACAGCGATGTTGGCTCCCAGCCCGGTAACGGCGGACAGAGCGGTCTGCAGCGCGCTGCTGGAGGCATTTAATGCCACGGCGGTGGTGGCATTTGATCCGTAGATGAGGCTGTAGGAGCCTCCAATGGCGTCCGACCCTATGGATAGGCGGTAGGTTTCGTTGGCGGTGGCGGAGCCGTCCTGCAAAAGGTTAAAGGTCACAACGCCGGCGGTGGAAGCCGCAGCAAACGTCACGGCGCTGACAGCCGGAAGGCGTACCAGCTCCACAATTTGGGCAGCGGTCACTCCGGATGCGGGACCCATCTGGGTGGTAATGCGCACGGTGGAGGAAGGAAAAAGGCTAAAGGTGACGCCGGAAAAAGACAGAGCGCTGTTGGCGGTGGCGGCGGTGACCAGCCAGGCAGAACCGGACGAGCCGTAGGTGGTCACGGTGACGTTCCCGGCAATGGCAGAGACGGCTGTCAGGACGGCCGCGGTGGTGGCGTTATAGGGAATTTCCTGGCTAGTGCCGGTGGAGGTGGTCAGCTTAAAAGTCCCGGAAGCTGGCACGGCGCCGGCCTTTCCAAAAACCAGCTTGAAGGAAGGAGCCGACAGCGAGGCATCTGTGCCACCCTGCAGGACGCGAAGGCGCACGTTGTAAGAGTCGTCAAATGTAAAGGTCTGCCCTCCTCCGGACAAAAGGCCCAGGCCGGAGGCATCCAGGGTGAGGTTAAGATTGGCCGGCATAAACTAGGTGGCTGTTGTCATCCGTCGGCCTCCGGATCCGGCGGGCCGTAGACAAAAATCACGTCAGGCGCTCCATTGCGGCACACGGTGAGTTCAATCAGGCCAAAATTAGCCGGCAGACCGGAAGAACTACTGGAGCCACTGGATGAAATTTCAATCCCATCTTCGGTTTGTTTGACCTGAATCCCGGCCCCGGCCAGAGGCTTGATGCACTCAATGCGCCGGACGACCTTGCGGAAGTGTTCTGCGTGAATTTTAAGCTTGCCGCTGGGGAGGGGCTGAAGGCGTGGCTCGGCCATGACTAGGACTCAAAAATCGTCGAATAAACGACGGAGGTCTGGTTGGAATAATTAAGTTGCATAATCTTTCCAGACTCCCGAAAAAACAGCGTAACCACCAGTGCTCTGCCTTGGCGTTGCATCTGAATATCACGGCATAGAAATCCAAAATAATAAAGAATCTGGGCCGGAATTGGCTGCCCGCCAAAAATGATTTCCGAACCATTGTACGTTCCCGGACTTTTCCATGGAGAAGGAAGGGCAACGTTGTTGACGGATGAAGGGATAAGCTTGTTTTGGTACTGATCAGCAATGGTTCTCTCATTCCCAGCAACAGAAATAAACCTGACCTGAATGGTGGTTCCCATGTTGGCGCCAAACCGAGCTGGGAAGCTGGCTGAAGACCAATTTTGGCCGTCGGCATTGTCCTGCGACAGGCCCCAAATCAGCGGACCGCCGGGCTGAATTTCCACAGTGGTGAAACTTGAACCGGCGGGCCCGGCAGCGGAAATCGAGATTTCTTCCAATCCGATGGAGGGCTTGGAAAGCTCTGCCTGAGTGACCCACAGAGAGCTGTTAAACTCATAAACGGATCCGGGAAGCGGAAGCAGGGCCGTGCCCTCGCCCTCTTTAACGACAATTTTGGCCGTGGAGGTGCGAACGCCTGGCTCAGTGATGGAGTCAGACAAAACAGTCTTAACGGGGAATGTTCCAAGATGGCTAGCGCTCATGTGGCGTGGGCGTAGGTTTTAAGTTCGTTCAGGATGTTTTTAACGTCCTGCATGTAGGCCAGCATGCTGTCGCGATCAGCTTTGGCCTGACTGGCGGCCTCAAACGGAGCCCTTGCCTGCTGTTCGGCTCCAGCCGCCCTGCGCCGCTGAATCTCCTTATTGACGGCATAGCCATCTGAACTTTTCCCCTGTGCCTTCAAATCATTGGCAATCTGGCTCCGATATTCCCTGGAGCTGCGAAGTGTTTGATCATTAAAGGCGCGTTCCACCGCACGGTTGATGCCCACTTCCGTGCTGGTCATGCGCTGGCCTAAACCACGGGCGCTTCCACCCACGCCCTGGGCTATTTTCGAGGCGGCGGCATCCGTCTCCACCACCCGTTTTTCAAGGATTTTCCTTTTTTCCTCGGCATCGGCCAGGGCGACCTGAGTTTCCACGATTCGCATGGTGTTAAGGTTTTGATCCTCGGCGCGCCGGGCGGCCTCCAATTCATCCGCTTTTGCCCTAGCGTCCGCCAGCCCGGCGTTAAAATCAGCCCGCATCCGCTCGCGCTCCCGGTTTCTCTGCATGTCGTACAGGTCCCCATCAAAACCCCCGGTTCTGGCCTTGATCCTATCGGGATCGGTATCGCGGAAGAATTTGTCCTGCGCCTCCACGTCCTCGGTGGCGTAGCGCTCGTCCAGGGCGGCCAACGTCCTTGTCCTGACGCCAAGATCCGCAATGCGCCTGGCTTGCGCGCGCTCTGCGTTGCGCTTTAGCTCCAGATCAAATCCGCGAAGTTGTTCGGGCGACATGCCAGCCGTCTTGCGGGCCCGGTCTTTGGCCTGGATGGCTCCGGCCATCATTTCCGCATCGGCCGCGCCGCGGATGGATTCCTGCAGGTTGTTCAACGTCTGCTCCCCGCCAAACGCCTTAAAGATGGCGGCCTGCACGGGGCTGGAGTTTTTCAGCTCTTCCAGGGTCTTGGCCACGCCAGCGGCGGCGGCGTTAAGCTTCTCCGCCCTTGCCGCGCCTTCCTCGAAGGACTGCGCCAAGCCCTTCATGCCGGCCTGGGCATCGGCGGCCAGCTGGCCGGCGGATCCGATTTTGGCGCCCACGTCGCGCATGGCGTCGCCCAAGGCGTTGGCTGCCCCGATGGCGATGGTGCCACCAAGAGACTTTACAAAGACCTTCTGCAGGGCCTCAGCCCCGCGCATGGCCGCATCGGTGGCGTCCTTGACGGATGTCAGCTGCTTGGAAAATTCCCGGAAAGAAGCATTGGCTTGCTTATCAAACCCTGTGGCGTCCAGGCGCAGGCGGGCAACGGCTTCAGCGGCTTCAGCCATAAAGTCCTTACAGGCCTGCCTTTTTGGCCTCGGCGGCGGCAATGATGCCCAGGCGTTTAATCATCGCGAGAATCTGAATGTCAATGGTTTTGCGGATGGTGTCCGGGCTGATCGTCTGGAAGATGTATTTGACGCGATTCCTTAGCTCCACAAAGGGTTTGTCCTTGGCCTCCGCGAAATCGGCTGCGTCTCCGGTCTGATATTTTTTGACGTGGCGCTTGACCCATGACGGGATGCCCCGCATGCCGGCCTTAATCCCTCCGGCCATAGAGATCATCTCGGCGGCCATGGCCCAGCCGGACTTGGCCACGCCGGCGCGCTGCTCTTTCATGGCAATGTATTTTTCAAGCTTGGCGGGATCGGTGACGACCTGCCGGACGTACTGATTTTTGGGAACACGCTGGGTCTTCCCGTACCGCGCGGCCTTGTGGGCCACCCCGTCGTCAAACCGGCTTACCAGGCTACCAATTAGCGGCTTAACCTGAAGGCGTTGCAAAAGCAGATCAGCATCCACGAGCCCGCGGTACTTGCGCTTTCCAGACGCCTTTTGCGCCCCCAGCACAAGCGATGAAAACGCCCGGGCGGCTTGGCGCGGATTCTGGGTGGGGCTTTTCCCCTGCCCCTTCGAGGATCGCGCAATGATGGACGAGGCCAGCCAAGTGGGCATGTAGACGCGGCCAATTTCCGTCCTGATTTTTTTCTCGGAACGTTTTTTGACGTCGTCCGAATCCCCAAAGGGCTGGGTGGCGTTGGCCAGCCGGACGGCCAGATTGCGCGCCTGAATGCGCATCTCCTGTGCGGCCTGCAGACGGGTTTGCCCCACAAAGGCGCCGAGGGCTTTTTGCAGTTTGGAGGCGTCAATTTGCAGGCCCATGGCTAGATCCCCAGCTTTTTGGCAATGTCAGCGCGGTTGACCCTGCCGCGCTGCAGTGGCCGCAGCTTGGTGCCCTTGCGCCACAGAGCAAACGTGTGGGCTTGGTTAAACACGGCCATGGGCAGCTCCCACAAAATGTACTCCACGCTCCAGCCAAACTCCTTGGCCAGCGGGAACACGCCCAAGGCGGCACCCGCCGGCGTCACGCGTTTCCCGGCGGAGCTGGCCTTCCTGATGGGATGACCTCCGTCTCAGCCTTGGCGGCCTCATCCAGCACGGCGTTGACGATGGCGGCAGCCAGATCCCGGTCATGAATCGTCATGCCGGCGCTAAAATCCAGCACGGCCTCCCGGAAGGCAGGCCTGTCCCAGCACAGGCGAATGGCGTTTTTGCGGTCTTTCCTGAGCTCCAGATGCAGATAAAGAAAGGCCCAGATAAAAAACAGGCCGGCATCGTCCTCGCTGCGGATCTGGGACAACAGCAGGCGGGATCCTTCGGTGTAAGGAGCCAAGGGCTCGCCTTTCCACGTGCGATCGGATGCGACAAACGCCCCGTTCAGTTCCTGGGTAAAATCATGCTCCTCGCTCACATCTTCTCCAAAATGGCGCGCTTAAGCTCAGGCTTGGCACGCTCAGGCACCAGCAGGGTCTGCTCCCCGCGCCTGATGACCATAATGGGCTCAGCGCGCTTCATCAGGCCAAGCAGGGTTTCGCGATTCTCCAGGGCGGCGCGGGCGTACCGGACCGGGCTTTCCGGATCGGACTGCATCTGGGACCAGCTGCGCTCCATCTCGGCGCGGGCCTCATCCCCTCCCCCGGAGAACCAGAACGTAAACTGGCGACGCCCGTCCTCCGTGACGGTGCAGGTGACGGGATCCTCTTTGCGGATCTGGGCTCCAAAAGCGGCGGCGCAGGCCGCGACTTTCAAATTAGTTGTGGACCAAAAGCTAGCGATCATGGCCGGAGGATCTCATGGATGCCGCCGCGAGGCGGATCAGGACATGTTCGGGTAGCGGGTGGCAGACACGTCCACGGTGACGAACCCGTCGGACGTCTTGCTGGTGGTCACGCTGTCCACGATGACCTTGCCGCTGCTGCTGGAGGCATTGGCCACGCTGGCCAAAACGGCACCAGCGGTGGTGGCATAGGACCCGGTGACGGTCATGGACCAGTTCAGGCTGTTGGTGGGGTTAAAAATCGCGCAGGCGACAACCTCGCCAGAGGAGTTACGAACCTCGCTGCGCTGAACGTTGGAGGTCTCGGAAAAGCTCTGCACGAGCCCTCCGCTCTCTGCGGTGATGCCGAATTGAATCCCGGAAGTGCCGACGGTGGTGGCTGCCATATTGCCTTTTTTGCGCTGTCAACCGGTCTAACCGGCAATGCTGTTGGGGTAGGCCAGAACGGTGAGGTTTAGCGTGCGGGTCCAAAGCCGTTCGTCGGTCTCCACACCGCCGACGCTGCCGGTGACGTCGCAACGGTAGGCGCGGGCGGAACCGATGGCTGTGGTGGCGTTCAGGCGGGATACGGTAGAGGTATCGTGATAAAATGCCTGCAGAAGCTGGGCGCTTTTGGAGTTAAAAGCCTGCGCCGTGGTGTCGTCCGCCTTGTCGGCCATGACAATTTCCACTGGTATTTCAAAAACGCCGGAGCCACGGACGGGTGTTTCGCCCCCCATGGTGGCGCGGATGGCCACAAAAGGAGGATCTTTTTTAATGGTTTCCTGGGACAGGTGATAGGTAAAGCCGGTGACGGAGGCGGAAAGAAGCTCCTTGAGACCGGCTTCAATCAGGCGATCCAGCATGGTGACGGCGGCCATATCCCTACGACAACGGTGTCACCGCCGGCCATTTGCCGATGGGGCAGGAGGATTGCGGGAAATGTAATTTCCAGCAACTACACCCGCACTTGCGGCACCGACCCGTGCCGGCAAATCCGGCCGGATCCCAGTGCTCGCACTGCGTGCAGATTCCGCGCCGATGGACCAGCACATCATCAGGCACGGATCTGAATCCACCGGCGACGTAGCCGGCCACGGCCCGGCCAAACTGCATGCCCTGGCGGATCACGACTGATCCCACACGGGCCGGATGCGCGGATCAAACGTGACCATAGTTTTCAGGCCGGCTCCGCCGTGAGGGTACTCCGGCACGTAGTGATACCGGCGCACGCAGGGCGGCCAGCCGATGCGTCCCCTGCCCCGCTGGGCCTTCGTGGTGTCCACGCTGCGGTCGTTATCCTCAATAATGAACGTGCAGGGCAGGTTTTTTCCGTCCACGTAGTTTACTGCCTCATAAAAATGGCCCTCGTCCTCGGCCCCGTCCCCCAGGAAACACCACACCTTGCGCGGACTGCCGGCCTCTGCCAAAGCATGAGCCACGCCGGCGGCGATGGCGCAGGTGCCGGCCAGCACGCTGGAGCTGTAGAAGTTTTTCCTGCGATCAAAGACAAACATGCTGCGGCCCTCCCGGATCATCTGCTCCAACGCGTCCGGATGCCCGCCGTGGAGCAAATAGTGGTAATGGGAGCGGTGGGTGGAAAAAACCCAGTCCTGCGGATCAATTTCCTGAAAAATCCCAATGAGCTGGGTTTCGTTTCCGCCACAAAGGTGAATGAGATACGGCAGCTTCCCATCCGCAAACAGCCGGCGGATCCGAAGTTCAAAGTTAATAAGATCGTGGGCGGTCATACGAAGGCGTCATGGCTGTCGGACGCCAGACTTTCAAAGAGCGCCACCTTGTTGTGATTGGCGCATTCGTGCAGGCAGGCCACGCCTGGGTTGAATTTGGCGTGCCACTCCCGCGCCTCGGGACTGAACCACGCCTGACGAAAGGATTGGTCCTGGAACGAGGCAATCCGGCCGTGGGAGCTGTAGGCGGTGTTGTGGCAGGCGTAGATGTTCAGATCGGCCGCCGCCACGCAGACGGCCTGGGCGTACAGGCAGCGGTGAAAGGGCCGCACTGGGCTCTTGCTGGGGCTATCCAGGTCATAGGTGCTGTTGACGGAGAACGTGTCGTCGACCAGCGACTGGCATTCGGCCAGCTGTTCGCGCACGCGCACGGCGATGTCCTTGTGGTAATCCTTAAATCCCTGCACGTACACTGGCGAGAAGCGGACGTTTTCCACGCCGCATTCCTTGAGGGTCTTGGCAAACGGTGTGATGCCCTCGTAGTTGTAGCGGGTGACGATAAAATTGACCCCTAGGTCGCACGTGGCGGTCTTGGCGGAGGCGAACTGCCGCATGTTTTTCAGCACGGCCTCAAAGCTGGCCGGCGGCACGGCCCGGCTCTGGTGCATCTGTTCGGCGCTGGTGTAGTCGATGGAGACGCGCACCCAATTGGCCTGGGTAAGGATTTCAGCCCTCTCACCGGTCAGCAGCTGGCCGTTGGTGATGATGGAAAGATCGATGCCGGAGGACAGGGTGGACGTCATGGCCTGAGTAATGGCGGGGTGGAATAGCGGCTCCCCTCCCCCGGAAAAGGTGACGGCCTGCACGTTCATTTCGCGCAAGTCGTCCATCAGTTCCATGAGCTTCCACGTGGGCATGACGTCCTGCTCCTTCATCTCCGCGTGCATGGCGGACTGAAGGTGGAGATCCGGCCGGTCCTTGGGCCGGGTGGTGCCATCGGAATAGGTGCAGAAACGGCAGGCATGGTTACAGCGGTTGGTGGGCTTGATGCGGACGTAGACGGGGGCGGTCAGCGTGCGGGTGCGGAAGCTGTCCACTTTTTCCGGAAAGCTGAAGATCTTGTAATCGCTGTATTTGTTCTGGCGCATCAGATCAGGTCCTTGTGCTCGACAAGCATGGTGCTGCGGCCGCCATCCAAGTCGCGCATGGCGTCGTGGTAAGCCGGGCGGATTTGCTCGGGCAACGTCAGGCGAATGACGGGGAAATCTACCATCTGACGCACGGCTTCGGTAAAGTCCTGCACGTGGGTGGGGCCGGTGTAGAGAGGCTTATGCCGGTTACCAATGACGACGCGCAAAATGACGGCCGGCCGAAACTGCCCGCGGCTAATTTTATCGGCAGCAGCCAAATGGTTCACGATGGCATCCAGCGCGTTAAGGATAAAATCCATGCGCTCGATGAAGACAACAGGCCGCAGGCCGGCCAGCGACAGGCCGGTGGCTAGGCCGACCATCAGGTTTTCAGCGACGGGCGTCTCCATGAGCTGGCGATCCGGCACATCCCGCAAGGTGCCCAGCGCGCGGCCTCCGATTTTCACGCCGTACCCGATAAAACGGCAACGCGGATCCGTTGAGCACTCCAGCATGGCGCGGGTGAGCTCGTCCTTGTAGGCGCTCACAGGATCCCCCACTTTTCGAGCAGATGGATGGCGTGGTGGGCGCTACGCGCCATTTTGCTGTCCCTTGTAAGAATCACGTCCTCGTGATCGGCGCAAAGGATGATGAGTTTGTCCCTGTTATGGACGTTTAGACACGGCCAGCTGGGTCCGGTGCTGGTGCCCACGATGACCCTAGCCTTGACGGATGTCGCTCCGATCCAAGTGACGTTTCTGGACATGAAATATGGGCAAAAAGGAGTAGGCGCTGTGGTCATAACGCGCAGCCCTTTCAGCGTCAGCCGGGCGATCAGATCACGGAAATCTTCCGGGTTAAAGTTGAGGAACTGGCCCGAAAGGCCTGGCGAGTTGATGACCAGCACGTCGCACTCCGGCGCCATGGGAATAAAACTGTCCAGCGTCGGATAATCCAAAAGCAGGTCATCCACGGTGCGGATGGGGTTGGAAATTCCCATGCGGCCAGCCAGCTCCTCAAACCAAGCCAGATGGAACCTGGCAAAGTCCAGCCGGTCCGGGTGACGCTCCCACCAGCCGCCGGCGTTGCGCCAGCTGTCGATGCTGCCGGCAGGAGCCTCCTCAATCGGGCGGATCCGTAGGCGGGTTGAAATATCAGACCGCAGCGCATCAATTTCTTCAAACCTGCAGAGCTGCGGATTGTGATAGTGGGTCACCTCCAGAGCCGGGTCAGCCAAGCAGGCGCGGCGCAGAAAGTTCAGCTGAATCAAGTTGTCGCCCAGCCGCAGGGCGTTGTGCGTGTGGATCATGGCGCCGACGGGTTGCGTGCATCAAAAATCTTTTTGCCGGTCTCGTAATTGGTGGCGGAGTTGTGGCGCAGAAACTCCTCGTCCGCCTTTTGGCCGGTGAACATGGGATTGTTGTGCGTGAAAATGACGTCACGAGCCTCAATGACGCATTTGTCCGCGTAGGCACGGGTGGTGAACTCGTTATCGGAGTAGATGCCGGAGGCGGCGTCGTACTCCGGCGCGAACAAGTGGCCCTGTTTTTTAAGCCGGTTGCGCGTGAGGATGGCCATGCACAGGAGATGGTCCTTGCGGTGGCCGTCGCTGACAGCCAGCACGCTTTCCCGCGTGGTGTCGCCCATGCGTTCCAGCAGGATCCGGTCCCACCACAAGGGCGGATCCCAGTCATCGCTGCCCTGCACAATGACCTCTCCCTTGGCCTGCTCGGCGGCACGGTTCCATGCGGCGATGCAGCCGCCCTTGCCCTTGATGGGCGCCCAGGCTTTAAGGACATCGGCCTTGGGATCATCATCGTCGCAGCTGAAGATCCACTCGACGCTGGCTGGATCGGCCGCTTTTTTCATCCAGAGGATTCGGGCGTTAATGGCCTCCTGCGGACGCCCGCGGGTGGCGTGGCAGACGGAAATGCGGACGGGCTTTAGTTTACGCCACTGAGCCTCGATCTTGTCGGCCTCTGCGTTATCCCCCACGGCCCGGGCGGCGGCGATGTATAGGTCAATGCACTCAAAATCATAAATGGCGCGCTGGGCGTTCCACTGGGTGACCCCGGGATCCGGCAACACCATGGCGCTTTTCAGCAGGTAGTAGGCGGCGCCCCAGCGGCCGGCACTGGCCTCCTCCCGAGCCATGTAGAACGGCGCCTCGCGGCGGGATGGGCTGGCCTGATGGGCCTTGGCCAAGACGGCCATGCGCTGATCCCGATCCGGCATTGCCTGGGCGTAATTACACCAAGATTCGTAGCGCAACGTGGGATCCTGAGTGGGCCACAAGGCGGAAACGTGGGACCAGGTGGCAGACTGGTCACGCTTACCTGAAAGAAATAACTCTTGTTGAAGGTAATAGGCGTACTTTCCGGCCTCGGCCAATTCACCCTGCAGAATGCGAATGTTACGCTCCGCAGAGCCGGCCTTGTAGCCGATGGGGTGGTGCTCAACCCAGCTGGTCTGCTCGGCACGAATTTCGTATCCAGGAGCAGCCAAAAGAGCTTCGTGAACCGCGTAGTGCCAGCGGCCGGCCCAGCCACCATTTGGCAGGCGCTTGACCAGGCGTTCCCGGACGGGGGTCAACTTGGCGTTGGTCACATTGTAAACAGCCGCCCAGATGCCGACCTTGTCGGCCTTCAAAAGCTCGCTGGCGGCGTTTTTAAGCGCGTTTTTAAGTCCGGCGGCGGGCAGGTCGTCCGCATCCACCCACATGGCCACATCTCCGGTGCAGGCATCCAGGGCGGTGTTGCGGGCGTGGGCGAAGTGGTCGACGTGGGGCCAATCTGCGTGCGCAGACTGGTTTTGGTAGTGGACGATGGTGGCGCCTTTGTCCCTGGCGATGTCCTCGGTGCCGTCATCCGGTGCTCCTCCACGGGCCATGCAGACGACCAGCTCGTCTGCCATGGGCCTGAACGCATCCAGGCAGCGGCCGATGTACTGGGCTTCCCGGCCGGCGATCAGATAGATGGAAATTTTAGGATCTCGTGGCATGGATTCTATCCCTCGCGCAGGCCGATGACGTAGCAGCCAGGATTGGTATCGGTGCTGACGACGCGATAGGTGACGGAATTAATGAGAGCGGTGGAGCCGATGACTGGGACGCTGGTCAGCACGGCCTTGTCGGCGGTGAAGGTGGCGTTGAGATCCAGATCGTAGCCGTGAAGCTCAAGAGCTTCCCGGCGGGTGATGGTGGAGAGTACGCCGGTGATGGCCGTGGATCCAAAGGTGGCCGTTGTGCCGAATTGATCAAAGGCAACGGCCAAGGCGTCTTTCAGGCAATCGGTGAACTCGGACATGTCAGGATCTCAAAAAAGGAAGGGCGGCCCCGACCGAAGTCGGGACCGCCCCGCCAAGGAGGTTAGGCTCCGTTAATCCGGACGAGGCTGGAGGTTTCCCCACGCGCCACGCCGTAGATCAGCGCCACGCTGCGGGTCACCTTGCCCTTGACCACATCGTAGCTCTCTCGGCTCTGAACCGTGAGGCCCGTGCGGGGCTCGGTGATGTTGGTGATGGTGCCGGGGATGCTGATTCCGGAGGGAATCTCAGGCACCCGAGCCGCGATCACCAGCGCTTCCCGCTGGGCGAAGAACCCGCCGAGCGTGATGCTGTTGCTGGGGATGGCGGGGTACATGTTGATGTTGAACCCTGCCACGCTGCCGAGGCCGGCATTGCGGACGGCGTCACCGCTGATCTGCGGATTGGCCACCACGTTGCTGTCCTTCAAGAGCGAGCTGAAGAACTTGGGCGCAAGAACCGCGTACCGATCGTTCGGGGCCACTTTGTTGGAGTTGAGCACTTCACCGGCGCTGACCGCCCAGGCGTAGCTGAACGAAGCCGAGCTGACGGTGATGGCCGAGGTGTAGGAGGTGGTGACGAGCGCGAGCAGGTCGCCCACCATCTGCAGCCCGAGGGCGTGCGCGGCGGCGCCGGCGAAACGCTCGATCAGGTTGATCTCGGAGGTGGACCGTTCCTGATCGTCCACGTCGTAGGTGACGTGCTTGAATTTGTTGAGCTGGAGCTGCACGTCCGTCTGGGTGGCGGCGGTGGCCACGTAGCCGTTGGCCTGGCTGTAGTCCGAGGCCGTCAGCGCCGAGAGGCGGTGCGTGTAGATGGAGGCGTTGTAGCGGGCCGCTTCGGAGGAGAAGTCGGTCACCGCGTTGCGGATGAAGGAATAGTCCTCAACCAGGATCTCCAGCGCGCGCTGGGCGATCACATTGGCATTGGTCGTTCCGAGTGAGTTGTTAGCCATGGTGGTGTCCTTTGGGCGTTAAACGCCCAGCTTGCGGAGAAGTTCCACGCGCTTGGCGGGGTTCGTCTCCTGGTTGAATTGGTTGAGGATCTCGGTGCGGGACAGACGGCTGTCCGCGTGTTGGGCCGGGACGGGCGCCGCACCCGCGGCGTCCTTCTCGACCTTTGAAAGGGTGGTGGCTTCCGTCTTGGCGGCGGCTTCCACGACGACAGGGGCTTCCTGCGTCTTGCCGGCCATATCCTCGACGATGTCTTCCGCCTTGTCCTTTTTCATGTAGCCAAGGAGCTCGGCCAGCATGGCGGCAATGTCGCCTAGGGTGGGCTCGGCGGCCTTGGTCTCCGCGACGGGAGCCGGAGCGGAAGGCGCCTCGGCCAGTTCGGCCTTGGGAGCCTCAACGGGGGCGGGGGTTTCGGTTTTAATTTCGGCAACCGGCGCGGGCGCGCTCAGCTCCTCTTTCTTTGCTTCGACAATGGGTGTGTCCATTTGTGGTTTGGAAAACGTGTCAACCGGCAGACGACTGAAGGCGCTGAACATCCCGGCTGGGTTGGCCGCGGGCTGGGTCACCACGGACACGTCGTAGATTTCGGTCACGCGGGCGAACCGTTCCCCTGCCCGATCCTCCGGCACGCCGGAGAAGGTCAGGCTGAGACCGAACTGGTCGGGCATGAGGCCGGCAAGATTAGCGACGTAATCGGCCTTCTCGCTGTTGAGGAGCGTCAGGTCACCCATGAGGCGGCTGCCCTCAATCCGGAAGTTTTCAACAAAGCCTAGGATGTCCATGACCTGCTGGGCGCCGTGGCCGTTGGTGACCTTGATCCGGCCCATGGACTGAGCGACGGCTAGGGCCTGCTGCAGGCTGGTTTCGTCGATTAAAAGGTTGTGACCCTTGGCCTCGCCAATGGTCAGGATGGAGACGTTTTTAAGCTGTGTGGCCATATCGGCCGCCCAGCGTCAACTACGTCTTCTTCTTTTTAGCGGGCTTGTTTTTCAGACCGATGGCTTTGACCACCATATCGGCCTCTTTTTCGGAAAGGGTGAAGTCCGGCTCGTCCTTCATGGTAAACGCCTCTGCCTTGGGGGGAACGATCTCCACCCTCGCCTGCATGGCGGTGGATTCGGTGACGTAGGCGGCGAGTTCTGCTGGGTCTATTTGTTGTTCCGTTTCTGACTGTTTGTCTTGCTGTGGGATGGGGGCCTGGGTGGCAATTTTGTCCGCATCGTCTTCCGTTAAGCCGTAAACGCTGACCAAAATCGTGACGGCTTGTTCCTTGGAGATTTGGCCGGCGGCAAGGCTTTGCAATATGCCCAACAGGCTGCTGGCAGCCCCAGCCCCAATCTTAGTGATAAGAGCATCGGGCCGAGTTCCGGCTCCTCCAGAAACGTAAATTTCCTCGGCCTTGCGCTGATCGACCTGCTCCTGCCAGTCCAACCCAAGCTCACCAAAGTAGTCGGCCAAGGTTGAAAGGCCGGCCTTGTAGTCCTCCCGGGCTTGTTGTGCTTCGCGACCGGCGTCCACGGTCAGGCTCTTGGGCGTCTGCCAGGAGACGCGGTCGTAGTCTTCCACGGCCGGCAGGTCTCCTGCGGCGATGGCGCGGGCAATGAAGTAGCGCCAGGCGCGTTGGCAGAAGCGGTCGATAAGCAGGCGCTGGCGTTGCTCAAACCGGCGCTGCGCCTTGGCCACCACGAAACGCATGCCTGCGCCGCCGACGGAGGCTGGGTCGTAGACGAACTCCGGCGGAAGATTTAGCCCCAGCGCAATGTCGCGGATGAGGAACTTGGCAAACGGCTCAAAGCTTGTGCCGGGACGGGATGGGGAAAGGTTCTCGATCTTTTCTCCTGGGGCCAGCCGCGGGATATTGGCGGAACTGGTGATCTCCTCGCGGGCCACGTCGTTGGTGCTGTCTCGCTCCTGAATCTTTCCAAAGAATCCGCCGGAGTTGGCAATGGGGTCGCCATCCTGGCTGACGATAACGGCGGCGATGGAGCTTTGAACCTTGAGGGCGTCTTTTTCAAATTCGGTGACTAGCTTAAGATCGCGCAAATGATTCAAGGCGCGAGCTAGGGCGGACGCTCCGCGGATCTGATCGGGTCTTTCCAGCTCCATCAAGTGAACAACTAGATCGGCTGGGATTTTGCGGTACTGATCGTTGACCTCGACAAGGTAAGCCGTGGGCTGACCAAGCTTGCCAAGAAAAACGCCGTCGGTGGTGCCGTAGTCGTCGCCCTCACATACGCGGTGGCCTTCGACGACCTGCAACTTTCCCGAATCGGTCATGACGACAAACACGTCCCCGTCCACGTCGATGGATCTGGACAAGGCCATGAGGAGATCGGTCCACGTCATGCGCCCGGTGACTTCCGGCGCTGGCGAGACAACGTCACGCCAGTATGCCTCGGCCAGCTTGCCGAACTCTTGGTCGGATCCTCGGTACTGCGGGCGCAAGCCGGGTCCGATGGAGTAGGCGGCGATGGAATCGACGGCTCCTTTAACCAAACCGATGTTGCGGTACATGTGACGGGCGAGTTTAAGGAGCTCGGTGCGGGTGGATTCTGTCAGGTCGATCTTTGAGTCACGTGCATGGGCGCCGTAAATGATGGGCCGCTTACGGGAAAAGCCTGCGCCCTCATAAGGCTGGAAAGTGGCGATACCGGCGCCGTAGCCGGCGGCAAACGCCTTCACGCCGGCTCCGATCCGCTGAACCAGGGAGACAGGCTTAGGAGTCATAAATGTTGGTAAATGAGCCAACGGTGCGGCTTACGCGGTTGCCTTGTAGAAAATCAATCGCGGCCTGAAACAGGGTGACGCGTTCGGTGGGTTTCATGTCGATGGCAAAACTGGCGGACTGGCCTCCGGCCGAACTGCCCACCACCGACCTGCCTGAATCAACTCCGGACATGGCTGAATCACGCATGGATTCGAGGGCAACAATGGCCGAGGCCGTGACCCCGGAGGCTTGCTTGAGCTCGTTCAGGGCAACAGCCCGCGCTAGTTCGCGGGTATAGGCGGCCATCGAAGGGACTGGACAGTGTCAACGGAGGGGTTACTTTAATTATATGAATTGGGTGGCGATAGGATCATTGGCGCTGCCCGTGCTTTTGCTTGTGTATGCGGGAATTATCTGGAAGCGCGGCCGGGATATGGTGAAAGCCACGGCGGCGGCAGAGGAGGCGAAAAGGCAGGAGGGCCTGTTTATTCAGAAGCAGATTTTGTTTGTCCTGGTCAAAATGCTGGAGCGCCAAGAACTGACGGCCGAGGAACGGGAGAGTCTTTTGTCTACTTTTCGCTGGCAGGGTCGGAACTAGGCTGCTGCTCAGGGAGGTGCTCGAGGAGCACCAGGATCAGCTTTTCACAATCGCCCAAGTGGTTTGCTCCTACCCTTTCCCAGACTAGCTCGCGCTGCCCGAACTTCATGCGCCGCTCAGTCAGGCGTTCGTTGGTCAGCTGGCTGATGTAATCGCGCCCGACGTTGCGCGGCAGCCACCAGTCCGCGCCGGCACGCTCTTTAATTTTGTTGATGTAGAGGCGCTCCTTGAAGACGTTGTCGTCGTACTGGGCAAGGATCAGCTTTCGGCCAAGATGCTCGACGATCTGGCGCTGGGCCACCTTGCGCATGGGCACCCCTGCCCTTCCCTTGCTGGCCCAGAATTTCCCGTTGGATTTGATGACAAACTCATAGACGCCACCGGTCCGGCGGGCGGCGTAGCCTGAATCGACCAGGCCGCCGCGGCACTGGTGAGCGTCCTCCGGCTGGCCGCGGACGGGGTACTTGTGGGCAAACTTTTCTAGTGCCAGATCCCATCCGATGATCTGGCCGTAGTCCACCAGGGCGGACCATGGGCGATTGGCGTGCATACCGTAAGCCCGGATGACGTACCAGAGCTCTGACTGCTGCACGTCGATCGACATAAATAGTCCGTCCGGTGGCAAAGGGATTTCACCCAGCAGATACTCCGGGCTGGCCTTGACGATGTCCTCAACCAGGGTGGGCTTAATTGTGGCGGCGTTCGGCGTCCATGGCTTGGCCAGGTAGCTGTTAACAAAATGGTGCAGCCCGCGGATGCTTTCCTTGTCTTGAATAAACATGACCGCCAGCTCCCCCCATGTTTTGTGAGGACTATAAAGCGCGTTTAAGTGATAGCTACGGCGGCCAAGTTCGCCCTGAGCAGTGGGTTTCCAGTTGCCGTGGCGCATCATTTCGTTTCGTTCGCTAAACGGGATCTGCCTGCGGCATCCCGGGCACTCGTAGCAAGCAGTTGCCCGGATTTTATCAAAATCCCAAAGATTATTTTCCGAGTCGTACGCGTCTGGCGCCCAGCGCACGCCCTCCCACTCTAAGTTGAACTGATGATGGCATTGGTTGCATGTGATCATGTAGTAGCGCTGATCACCGCGAAGAAATTCTGTCCAAATGTTAATGCCGCTATCTACGGTTGGAGTGCTTGCCTGGACATATAGCCAGTGAGGAAAAGATTCCATCCGGGCGCCGATCAGCTGCAGTGGGGCCGCCTCCTTGGTGTTCCAGTCCGGAAACTTGTCGATCTCGTCGGCTATGCTCATGCCGACACTGCGTGAACTAAGATTGCTCTCAGAACCCGCACCCACCCACCAAACCGTGCCGGATCGAAATCTCTGCTCGTCCAGTTTCATCTCGTCGTCGTTATCTGGGCACAGCCGACTAAGGCAGGCATTGCTTTGCACCAGCTCCATCCATCGGTCCGCACTGATGGACCGCGCCAGCTTCAGCGACGGCAGTACCACCATGCAGGGTGTGGCTCGGTTGGTTAACCGGTGCGCCAACATAAGCTGCAGCGCTGTGCTTTTTCCGCACTGCACTGCAAAACATAGCGTAAGCTCATGCACCCCGGGGGCTGTTGCGCTGTCCAGCACCTCCCGCAGGTAGGGCATCGAATCTAGGCTGACCTTGCCCGGCTTGCTTGGGCTGTACCGTTCCGAAAACCAGATGTTTTGTTCCGCCCACTTGCTGACTGAATCCATCCCAGCAGGGCGTAAAAATTTAAACGCAGCCCCTGCCAAATGGACTGGTGATGATGACGTGATCGTCATGCAATCATGCGGGCCTTGATCGCCTCGTAGGTCCGGCCGGTTTCCTCCCTCATAATCTCGTGGATCTCCTGGGCGCTTTTACCAACCAGCCGGCTGCCCTTGTTGACCAGCGCCTCCAAGCCGCGCTGAAATTCAGCCGCCAACCGCTCCACTGTCTGTGTGTGTTGAGTCACTGTCATCATGATCCCGGCCGTTGCCCTCGCCTTGCCTAACTCTTCGGCCGCATCCCGGGCACGCTCTTGGGTGGCGATGACTTTGTCTAGGGCCAGCCGGATGCCATGGACGTCTTTGGCCTCCTTGGCTTGATCTAAAAGTTTCATGGCCTCCCGCTCAGCTACCTTTGCTCTGTTGGCTCGCTCCCTTACCTCGGTCAGTTCAGGTGCTTCACCAGGCACCGCCGTCTCCAAGCTTACCGGCCCGTCCGGATCCGTGTAGGCCGCGGCCGCTTGGGCAACCTTGCACCTTGGTGCCCGCTGTGAATTGGCCGATCTCCATGCGCTAGCTTCCTCCATGCTGGTCAATGGCATACCTTTCGCGACCCACTTGGCCACTGCCTGCCGGCTGCATCCCCACTCTTTAGCTAAATCGCTGGCGGTCATAGGTAGCCGCCAACCTGTCAACCTAGAACTAACTAAAGTTACTCGCTCAAAAACTACGCAGGTCTTTGACCGCGCATGCATATAACAGGTTAAAAAGATTCCTTGGTCATGGTTTGCAACCATGCACCTACCATGCAGGTGACCATGCTTGTTTGTAAGATGATATAAGAAAGCAACTACTAAACATGACGACATGGTCAACATGGTCAGTCCCCATACAAATGCGCGCGCGCACCCGCGCGCCCGCGCTGGAGATCTTTGGCAACAGATAGGCGTGTATAAGCAACTTACCATGATGACCATGACTACTTTAATGAAACCAATTAAATGGGAGCGGGTTGCGTTGCGACATGGTCTGTAACATGGCAGGGCACATGGTGCACTTGAATCATCCTGGCATGACCCTCGCCCTTAACTTCTAAGCGCTTAACACCAAACGTTCTACCATCAAACCTAGCCAAGATCTTGCCAAAGGCTGACCGCTCACGCCTTACCTGCTTATCCTGCCTTTCCTCATCTGGAGGCGTTTCATCTAATACCCAGGCAAAAAGCCCCAGCTCACGCGATTTTGCCATTAGCTCTGCAGGACGAAACTCTAAGACCGTCTGTGTCTCATCAACCATTACTGCCCCGACCAACTTCTCCATATCGGCCAGGGTGTCGTCTGCACTTACCAAAGGCGCAGTGCATGGATGGATCCCCGTGACAAGCTGCACGATGCCACCTACCTGAGCTGACCATCTTGGAAAACTGCTATGGTTAACAGATCCTGGCGTCCGGCCTTGTGCGTCCCAGTGCTTAACAAACGCCCACAAGGCACCCAATAACTGCGGCCGGGCCGACAAAATATCCTCCTCGCTAATAGCGCGGCTGTACCGCCTTTCCTCAATCTTTGCCTCCTGAACGTGCAGCGAGAGCTGCAAACACCGCCGACGCATGTCCGCATTTACCCTGGCGGTATTGGCGGTCACGTAAATTAGGCAGGACTTTTCAACCTCAAAATTGCGAGATGCACCCAACACCCGGCCAGCCCATACGTTTGCCGTAATAAAAGCCTCCAAGCTGGACGACTTAATTTCACCCCTCCAGTTATCAAACACCAGGTAGGGCTCTCCATTGATCGCGGCCGCGTTCAGCGCCTTCGTCAGCTCCTCGCTTTCACCGCCTTCTGGAGGTGCCGTAATCTTCATAGGCCCAAACACGGGGCAAACCGCAAGCCGGCACAGCAATGTCTTACCTGCGCCCTCAGAGTTTGCTGAAAAGATGAACGCCGGGCGTGGTTCCCGAGGGGCCAGCATCAGGTCAAGATAAGGAGCAAACATCGCCGCCAAAGCAACGGCCTTTGACCTAGCCGCCTCAGCTTCGTTAGTCGGCCACGGAAAATCCACCATCCACTCATCAAAAACAGCTTTGGCTTGTTCTAGCGTCATGTCGTCCTGCAGCTCCATTTCCGACCTAGTAAGAACCTGTGTCTCCGCATCGTACCCTTCCGGCAACAGCTCCAGCGTCCCATCCTTTCGTATCACAGGCAGCCTTACGGTGGCCACCCTGCGAATCGTCCTTAGTTCCCTAATAAATTGCTCACTGGCCAACACCCCTGACGCGCACTTGTCGCTCATGCTGGCCGCCTCCTCCCCGTGCTCGCCCAGCTTGTAAGGCGCCACGTAATCCTCAATCCAGCTGTGAAACTTCTCCGAGGTCATCACCGACAGCCGGCCGCGCCGGTTTACCATCAGCACAATGCCGTCACGCTCAAACAAATCCTGCTCTCGCAAAGCTTTACCTAGATCCTCCGCCGTCTGACCTATTCTGTGGCCATTCCCAGGCAGCCGCACCTTTGGCAACACGCTACTGACCACCGCGGCCCCAGCTTCGGAGTGCCCTATAAAATCAGAAACATCTGCACTGGCCTCCCATAAGGCATCAAGTACCTGCCCATCCTTCATGCCGATTTCCTCCACACGTCCATCCAGTCATAAAAATCCACCTTTCCGTCCATCGGAGCCGATGGCCACAGCAACTCCCACCTGACAATTCTCACCTGGCATCCTCCTTTGTCCCGCAAGGCTTTGGCCACCGCCAGCCCGTGGTCCTGCCCTGCCTTGTCACGGTCTGGTACAATGACGACCCGCCTTTTCGCCAGCGCCTGCGTGTATTCGTCACGCCATTTCCCGGCCCCCATCGGTGAAGTTGTGGCCGCAATCTTTCCATCCGCAGCCGCGGCGGCATCCGCGTCCTTTTCGCCCTCAAATATTCCCACAACCAGCTCCGGGTTAGCCAGTAACTGAGGCAACCGATACAGCACCGGAGTGATCCCGGCCAATGTCCAGAGCCACCAGTTTCCCTCCCTGTCTCGGCTGGCCTGTTTGTTCCCTGCCCTTTCACCTTCTGAGGCCGGACGGCGCTGCCGGAACATCTTGGGCTCATAACGCAGCGTCTGATGCTTCAGCTTTCCGTCCGCGTCTACATAATCATAAACCTTTACAATCCTAGGCTGCGGCTTGCCGTCTTTTCGCGTAATAACTGGGGCCAAATCCCCCGCCCACTCGCGCATCATGCGAATCGCTTCCTTGGCTGATACTCCTCGCACCTTTTCAATCAGCGTGATCTGATCCCCGCTTTCCTTGGTGCCGTGATCTGTCCAGACCAGCCCCTTGTCCCCCTGCCATACCGAAAAGCTGGGATTTTCGTCGCCCTGCCGTATCGGGCTGCACATCTTGCCAGGCCCGTCAGGAAATCCCGTAATCCCCAGCCTTCGGGCTGCCTCCGGCAAAGAAATTTTCGCCTTTAGATCTTCTATCGTCAGCATGACTTTACCAAAAACCCTCGGCGCTGCCCACGGATCGATGGTTTCCATCCGCACCTTCTTGCATTGCACACTGTGGCATGATCACAGTCCCATGCCTTGGCGATCATGGAGACCGTCATTCCTGCCTCATACTGCTTGCGCCAAAAAGCCCAACGCTGGGCCACCACGTGTGTGGTCCTGTTTCGCTGTTTTTTCCCATTTGCCGGGCGGTAACTAATTTCTTTTGGCACCTCCAGAACAGGCAGAGCCAGCTCGGGTTTTTTAAGGGCAGATCTTAGGACCGCTTCCTGGCTTAGCTGAGCCAGAGATTGCCTGATCTTGTCCAGCTCCCGCTCGTAATGCTCAGACTTTTTTTCCAGCACAGTCAGGCGGTAGTTTTTGGCCGCCTCGATCAGCTTGTTGTCCATTTTCATCCTCCTTTTTTGTTCCAGACATCAGTAACAACGCATCCACTAGGGCAATAGCCGTCCGGACTTCTGGGTTGGCGCTGACCTCACGGATCCGCACGAGCGTGCCCCGCAACGTGCCCAGCACGTCGCGCATCCAGGCTAAATCTGGCACTACTCCTTGGCTTTTACGGTTTCGACAAACTCAATCACCGGCTTGATCCAATCCCTTACCATCCGGTGCCAGCTTTTGTCGTCCTGCCATCCAGCCGGCAGGTCCCGCTTCCAGATCTCAAATTCAGTCACCCAGGCTTGCAGCGTCCAGACTCCGCTGGATCTTTCGTCGGATCCTCGCACAACCTCACCGGAGGCAATGGATCGCTTTAGATCGTTAGGAGTTAGTTTTTCCGCCACCGCCAGCTTGGCCCATTTGTCCTGATCTTTGGCTGTCTTAAGCTTTTGAAGCTCCAAATAATGCGCCGCCGTCAGTTCCGGCCGCCGCTTTTCAATCGGCACCGTCCCTAGTGCAAGCAAAGCGTCTGTCTTAGGCCCAAAGTTAAACTCAAGCTGGTCCAATGCCTCCTGCAGATCCCCCTCGTCGTATGACTTTTTGCCATAGTTTAGCCAGTCCGCGTCCAGCCAGGTCTGCGCCCGGCGGCAGCTCTGCAGCCACCGGCCCACCTCCTTCCACTGCTCGATGTTTAGCGCCTTTTCAAACACCAGCCCGCTTGGCGTAATCCTTACTCCGGGCACCTTTTCCACCGCCCGGCCCTCACGGTCCAAGCGTTTCAGTTCAATGATTTGCATTTTTTCCTCCTTTTTTGCCGATTGATTGACGTCTCCAGTGCCGCTCCCGCTGCACTGTTCGATAACTTTCCACCGCCTCCGCGCTTTTGGTGTGCGCGTTGCGGCGAAAACCCAAAAACACCAGCCACCACTGCACCTGTTTGCTCATTGCCGCCCTAGTAAGTCCCATTTCCTTGGCGGCCGCCGTCTGCGTCACTACCCCGTTGAGCGCATCGCTGTTAATGGCAAACATCAGGGCATACACCCGCAGCCGGACGTTGCCTGGCTTGACCAGCACCGGCAGCACCCGGGATAGCGTTTCCACCGTCAGCTGTCGGGCCTCCTCCTGCGTGGCGTTAGTTAGCCATTTTTGAAAGCCGGGCAGGCCACCACTGCTGTACGATTCCGTAGCTTCCCGGTAAAGGGCCTCCACGGGGTTGTCGCATAAGCTGGCCATATCGGGGGTATGGCTGGCCTCCGGCCTGTCGGCCGCATCACAATGGTGGCCTGCGTAGGTCATCTACGCGTCCCAGCTTTTTAAGGCCGGCCACGCCAGGGCAAATAACGCCAAGGCCCCTGCCGGAATCAGTAGTCTTACAAGTAGCTCTAGTTCACTCATAATTACCCTCCTTTTTGTTTTTTAATGAGATCCGCCAGGACCTCCTCCAGCCGCTCCACTCGGGCGACCAGGCCTTGAATTAAGATGTCCCTGCGGGCATTGAGGAACGCGTCCTGCACCCCGGCACTCCAGCTTTGGGATAGGTTGATGTTTCCCAGCACACCCTCTTGCTCCAGATCCCTTACGTCAGTTGGTTCAATCATTGTTTTTTGTTCCTTTCCGGCTTTGGCTTTCTCTTGGTGTCCACCGGATGACCGCGCTTTTCGCCATAGCCATCCCTGCCTTTCCGTAACCGCATTGTGTTTTTGTTTGCCATAAATTTTAGAGCACTGGCTCCGGTAGCGGGCCGGCCAGCTTCCACGTGTAGCTGGGCCGGTCGTACTCAATCGGGTAGCCCATAAAATCCCGCATCAGGTCGATGTCTCTGGCGATGGTTTTGTAGGAAACCTCAAACTCCTGCCCCAGCTTCTCGCAGCTAGGCAGCTCGCCATTTTTCCGCAAAATCTCCGCCATCCATCGGCAGCGGCGCAGAACCGGCCGGGTCTTGCAGGCCTCCTCCCGCTTGCGCAAAGACACCCGCGTCATCGCCCCTTCTCCACGTGCTTCAGCTTTTTGTAGTACCCGCGTAGAGAATCGTGCGGCTTTAGGCGGGCGTTTTTTTTGCGGCGGTCAATAATCACGTGCACCGCCCGGCCCGTGTCGGCAATCGTAACGAATCCGGCAAAGGCCATCAGTCTGGTGGTCAGGCTCATGCGCCCTCCTCTCGCAGGTGTTCAAAGTGTTCGTACCCCACAGGCGCCGGCTCCTCGGGGCGCTTGGCCACCAGCTCCCGAAGCTCTTCCGGATCCATTGTCTCGTGCTCATGGCGAGCCAGATCCGGCGTGGCGTTAAACTTTTCCACCAGCCCTGCGATCAGCTTTTCTACCAAGACGTGCTTCTCTGCCTCGCTCATTGGCTGGCCTCGTCTTTGGCTTTTTTGATAAACCAAGCGGCGAAGGAGACCGCAAACACCAGCAGTCCCCAGGCCGCCCCGATAATGAGCGCCCAGCCCGTGGCAATCGCCACCAGTTGGGCAAGGTCTTTGATTGTTTCGTAGGTCATACGAGCCCTCCTTTCAGTTGATGCCAGCGCATGGAAAGGACGTGGGCCTTGCCGCGGCAGTGCCGTAGCAGCCAGTCACCAGACAAATACTTAAAACCAACAGCCTCCCACCACTTAGGGGCGTCGATCTGAATAAATCTCTCCAGCTCCTCTAAGGTCTCGGAATGAACGGCCTCTGAGCGGTGGCGGTTGTTTTTTCCGTAAGAAAAGCGGTCAAGAAATGCGCGCAGGCAAACCGCGCCGACAAGCCTGCAAAACCCAAGATCATTGATCTGCCTTGCTACGTTTTTGCTACGTTCCGGCCGTAACTCACTGTCAGACAACAAGCGGACGGGGTGGGATTTGAACCCACGGCGAGCAACGTTTTCAGTTTTTTGGTGTTTTATTGTGTAGGACATTACTTATTTTCCTTCTGTTTTTGGGGGATTTGCTACGCTTGCTACGTGGCCTCGATTTACACAAGAAAGGACAGCCAGTGGTTCTGGATCCGGTACAAAACCAAGGCCGGCCAATGGGCCTGCAAGGCGACACGCTACCGGACCGACAACACGCTGCACCGGGCCAAGGCCCGCCAGGAGGCCGCAGAGCTCTCCATTGCCGAGCACGACAAGCGCAGCACGGATCTCACCTGGGTGGACGACCTGATCCGCACGCACCCCGTAGGCGAAAACACCAGAATCTACTACCGCAACAGCTGGAGAAACCTGCTTCGCTTTATGGCGGAAAGGCAAATCGCCCTGGAGGACTTTGCTCCTGCCACGGCCCACGACTACCTGGCGTGGCGAACGGCCACCACCCGAACAGGTGGAGGCTTCGTCGGCCGCAACCAAGCCCTGCAGGACATCAAGATTTTGAAATGGATCCATCGCAACGGCCGGCTGCTGGGCCACCTGACCACCATGGCGATGGTGGACTTCCGGTCCCGCAAAAGCCCGGTGCAGCGCCGGCCGGTCTTTACCGAGCAGGACATCGCCCGATGCCGGGAGGCGCTGGCCAGCAGGTACGTGCCCGACTGGATGCGGACCAGCTTTGAGATCGCCTACCACACCGGATGCCGGCTGAAGGAAACCCGACTGCCCCTTTCCTGCATCGACCTGGACGCAGGCACGATTACGTTCCCCGAGCCCAAAGGCGGATCCGGCCGTGCCTACACGATCCCCATTCCGGACGGCCTGATCCCCTTGTTTAGAAAACTGAAGTCCACGCCCCGCAGCCATACCTTTGAGTGGCCGGGAGCAGGAACCAAAGTTTCCAGCTACTGGCGACGCTTCTTTAATCTCCTGGGCTTGAAAAGGCATAGTTTTCATGGGTTGCGGGCTACCCGAGTGACGAACCTGCGAAAGGCAGGGATTGTGCAAGCTGTTGCCATGAGACTCGTAAACCATTCCTCGACCTTGGTGCATGATTTGTACCAGCGTCACTCGGTTGAGGACCTGCGCAACTACGTAAACGCGGGCCTTGGCTCATCCACGCCTCAAACGCACTCGGAAACACCAGCCCCCGCACCATGGGGAAGCCGGACTCCAGCGACAGGGCCCGAGCCCGGTGGTACGTTATCCCGTACGCCTCCGACAATTCCCGCAAGTTAAGCGGCTGATTAAGCAGGCGCTTTTCATGCGCGCGCGGGGGCATCCCCTTTTCCCTGGCACCGTCACCGTTGAAAGCCCCCACACTCATGGACGTACTATCTTGCTTCCTCGATCTCAAGCGCGTGGCGCTCGATAAGTTCGGTGACCAGCTGAGAAAGCGAAAGGCGGCGATCTTCGGCCATTTTGATGCCAGCTTTTTTTACCTCCACCGGGATGTAGAGGTTGGTCGGCTCGCTCTTATCACGGGGTGCCATATGTATGACGCACGCTGTGCGCCATCTTTGTGGCGTCAACAAAAATCGTATTTTTTGAAAAAATATTTTTAAGCCGGCTTGCAGGGGGTGCTGTTTTAGCGCACAATGTGTGTCGTGAAAAAGGAGCGGACAAATGTCTACCTTCCCACGGAGGTCAAAAAAAAGGCCATGGGATTGGCTGACCGCTCTGGCATGTCCCTCTCCGTATTCATCACCCAGCTGCTAATTAAGGAGGCAGCCCGCGACAAGGGTTTTACCACAGAGAGCCCTGCGTTGTATGTGGCCGGGCGGTTACAGGCAAAAACTAGGACAAAAAGGACATGAAGCATCTCGCTTTGGTTTTGCTTCTGTGCGCGGCCACCGGCTGGGCGGAGGAGATGCTTTTTTCGGGGGGCATCGTCACGGGAAAATCGGTGGAAAGGATTAACCCGGGCAAGATCGAGACCCGCCTGGCGGTACAGGCCACCAACAAGGTTTTCCTGATTATCGACCACCCCGGGTATTCCGACGTGGCCATTGACGAGGAAATTGCCCCCTGCACCCTGCGCAAGGACACGGTGGACCCGGAGACCGGCCGGCGCCGCTGGATCTTTGTGAAGCCTAGCCCTTGAGCCGGTAGTGCGGGCGGGCACGAATCAAGCTTCCCCACGCCACCTTAAAATCACGCCGCTCCACCAGGCCGCGCTTGGCCATCTCGCGGCATTTTTGCATGGCCACTTCACGGCAGTAGCCCAGCTTTTCAGCGATCTGATCCGGCGTATGCCATCCAGGTGGGACCACTTCGGCCATGTGCAGGTTTACCTTATGGAAGGCCGCCCGCCAGGCGCTGGCCTGCAGCTCCTCCGCCTTATACTTTGACGATTTCATCCTGATCGGGTGTAAATACGATCTCCGTCACTTCCGGCAGCTCCCCGTCCCGCTTGCGCCGCCAGTCCAGCACCATGGCACTGGGCCTGGGGATCGCGTCTGGCACTACCTTTCGGCCATAGCGGGTCAAAAACTGCCATCCTCCGGTCACGCCGATCATGCCCTGCCCGTCCGAAAACCATCCCCCGGTGTGCCGGTGGCCTCGCAGGTAGATTCGGGCCGGCTCCTGCCCGCAGCGCATGCTGTTCAGGCGGGCGTTGCCCATGGTGATGGAAAGGCTGGTCGCTTCCAAGTAGGCGCGGCTCGTCACGCCGATGTGGTGGGTGGCGTCCACGAGGCAGCCGGCCATGCGGAAAAGCCACTTGGCCTTCGCCCCCTTGCCCTCGGCCCCGATCTTTTTGGCGATGTAATGCTCGATCAGGCCGGTGTGCACCTCCGTGCCCAGCGTGACAAAAGTCTTGTGAGCCTTGGCCGCCAGACCGCCCACGGCCTCGATCGCCATGTTGGCGTGGTCCTCAATGGATTGTGTGAGGCTCTCAATGGATTTGTGGTGGATGCCCTCGGTCAGGTCCCCGTTGAGCAGCAGGGCGTACTGATCCCTGCCGCGGATCCGGGCAAACTGCGCCTGCAGGTCCGTCCAGCACGCCCACAGCCACTCCTGGTGCACGTTTCCGCCAAAGGAGATTTTGTTCCCGGTGCGGACGGTGGTTTCGGGAGGCATGAGGCCCACCTCGGATCCACAGTGCAGGTCGCTGACGACCAGTAAAATGCGGGCCATTGCTACGCCGTATGTGTCAAAGGCTTGTGGGCCTTCTTACTTTTTGTCCTCGTAGCCCGGCATGCCTTGAAGGACTTGGAGGATTTTCACACAAGCCGCCCGGCTGTCCGCCGCGGCCACGGACGAATCCTCCGCCCCCTTGAGCGCTAGGTCCGCAATCACGGCCAGCTGCACCTTGTGCGTGTAGACGTAGCTTACGAGGTCCAGCACCTCGCTGATGGCATCACTCCAGCACGGGCGCAGCCACAGCGCCCCGCCGTGTTCCTGCTGCCCTTTGCGATACTTCTTGGAAAAATCCTTGATGAACGCCTCCATGATGGAGGCCAGGTGCAGCTCGTGCTCCTTGCTCATGGGAGGTATAACGCCTGGCGTCATGGCTTGCGCAGCGAAACCTTGCGGGAGGTGGAAGGTGGAAGGCGGGAAGATTTACGAACGGCCATGGAATTTTGTGGCGCGGATGTAGCCACGCCAGCCAAGGCCCGCCAGTCCTTAAACGTTCCGTCCTCAAAATGGGGCGTTTCAAACGAGAGCCAGCGGAGGTCGTATTTTTCGGCACAGTTCCGCAGGAGCTGGTACGTCTTTTCATCATCCCAGCTGGGGGTGTATCCGCCGGCGGCGGTGTTGGCGCACGGCACCGCATCAATCGCCCGGGCGTAGCAGTGGAACGACTGGGCCACGGGCGTGCCCTTGGCGTTGGTCACCTTGGTTCCCTTCTTGGATCGGCCCTGGGCGTAGAGCTCGTCCTGTTCCGCCGGTGTTCTCACGCTGCAGTAGATCAGCACCGGGATCCTTTTGGCCGTCAGCTCCTGGTACCACTTGGCCACGCGCTCCTTAAAGCCTGGGGCCAGCTTGGCGATGTGGGCCTCGCTCCTATCGACGATCTGGCGCCAGGTCATTTGGCCTCGGCCCGATGCCGCCATTTCTCTGTTTCAGCCAGAGAAGCATTAAGCGCTTTGAGCGCGGAGACATACTGGTCGCGGTAAGCGGCCGGAGCGGGGCCTTCTTTTCTTTCGATTTTGTCCCACTCGTAGATGAGCGCCTCGATGGTTTCCGGCCTGGGCGGCGGGCCGTCCGAGATCGGCGTGACGGTGGCACAGCCGGCCAGGCTAAGAGCCAGCAGGAGGCCGCTTAGTCCACCAGCTATCAATCTTTTGATCCCGCTTGCGCCGCTCGGCCTCGATGACGGAATCCCGATACTCATGCCGGTTTTTCCCGCGGTTCTGAAACCACCAAAGGACCAAGGCCAAAAGGGTGCCGAGGACGGTAAGGGCACCGGTAATCATCCCCTCCCCCTATTTGCGGGAGATTTGCGCGATAAAATCAACGATCTTTTGGAGCGTCCGCTCCGGCTCGTCCCCGGGGACCAGGGTGGCGACGGCGATGGCTGCGCCCAGCACGGTGACCAGGACGCCGAGGTAGGACTGCCAGTGGGTGATTATGTTTTGGATGATTTCCATGCTTAACCCTTTGTGTCAAAGGGTGGCGTGAGGGGGCAGGTGGAAGGCGGGATTAGTGACCCAGCAGGCGGTTTTTAATGATCTCCCAGGCGGCCGCCAGCACCCCGAACACGATGGTGGAGATGAGCCAGACCCGGCCCTTGATCGTGCCGGCTTCGTCCTCCAGGGCCTTCATCTTGCCCTTGTGATCCTCAAATAATTCCAGGATGTGAATCTGGCGCTGCTCAATTCTTGCCACGGCGATGCGGAGCTCGGTCAGGATGTCGGAGTCACTCATTTGGCAAACTCAAACTTTTCGCCCTCGGGCGTGAGGCGGACGCACTCGCGGCCGGATTCGTCGTAAAAAAGTTCAACGAGGCCCTCGGCCTGCATCCACTTTAGAATGGAGATCAGCTGCTGGTACGGCGTGGCCATGGGTCACAGGCCGGACGGCACCGGCGGGGCGACAAACCGGACGGCATCGCTCATGTGCTATACTGCTTGGAATAGCTCTCTGCCGCCGAGGCCATGACAAACTGCACATATTCCGCATCCGTGGCGAGCCGCTCATCGGAATCATCAGGCAGGGATGCGTTCCTTGC